GTCCCATCCTCAAGTTTAAATCTTATAAAATGTGTCGGGGGTTCTTTATTGCCTTGTTTGAACTCACCCAACTCACCATGTATTTCTAACCAGTCTTTTATAGTTGTTGAGAAGAGTTCTGAGTAAGTATTTCGTGCTGCAATCACACGAGATAGCCTGACATTGTAATTTTTATGTGTTTTTGTCTTGACAGGTGCTTGTTCACACATTAAATCAAACAATTTAAGAATACATTGTACGGTTTTACCCGATCCCAACGGCCCCATAATAAAAGAATTACGCGCACGACAATCGTTAAATTGCTGAAGTACCTCACCCTGGGGCATAAGATTGTATTCAATTCTCATTTCTTAGACCAATTTATCTTATCAAAATTGTCTTCAAAACGTTGTCTAGATGTTTTAGAAGAGGTTCTTGGCATACTACCCTTACCTCCGTTATATTCAGGAAAATACCTATCACGTGTTTCTTTATCTAAACTGTGAACATGATTAGGCCCTTTCTTACCACGACTACTCATTGAACTCATAACCACACCTTTGTTTTTGTACCACCATCATAATCTACAGCTAATTTCTCAGATTTAAGAAGATCAGCTACATTACCGCGCTCACAATATAAATCACCCAATATACGCCCATATTTATCCGTACCATACGATTTAATTGTAATGTGACCCCTTAGGTACTCTTTTAACTTAACTTTTGCTAAAAGCCCTAATTCTTTCTCTTTTGCTCTCTCAGGATATTTCTTTAAATTAATGCGTGACTCAGGTGTATCTATACCAGCAATCCTCACAGACTTCTTATGTAAATAAACAGAAAAACCTAAATCAATCTCCGATAACACAACAGTATCACCATCAATCACACGACCTAATCTACAATTATATACAAAAGGCTCTATTGTCATTTAAATTTTTTTTTGGGGGGGATATATATATACATATGTGACGCGACTCCGAAAGGGGGGGTGCTATTCTGCGCTGTCACCACTAAACACTTTGCGCTGTACTGATACTACTAGCTCATTATCTGCCTTTACTTCTACTGCTTTAAGTTTAGGTTCTGTATATTGTGCTATGCGATCCCATGCATCAACGCTAGCCCGTAAGGCTGTAACATCGTTTGATTCTTTGGCTATCTCCTCTAAACGTACCGCACTCTCTGCTAGTCTCATAATAGGATGGAATTGTTTTCCGTAAGCCTTTTCCAATCTAGTTATTAATAGCCTTTTGGGTTTATTTGGGCTTCCTGCTCTACTGGGCATTGTATAAACTCCTATAATCTACACTTTGTTAGTAAACGATTGTAATCTTTATATTTATTTCACACAATAAAAACACACTTTTAGTTATATTCCCTCTATATATTTAGCATATTTAATATATTTTTGTTAATCTTGTAGACACGTAGTTAACATATATGTTTATAATACACTTCAATCAATCAAAAAAGGCATAACAAGATGAACGTAACAAACATGAAAAGCGCAAGAGGTCACACAGTACCCAATCAATTTATAATTAGCACAAGTGAAGGAGATTATTTCCAAAGCTATAAAAGCATCATAGCGTTAAGGAAAAATGATGGCTCGATAGTATTAGACGACTATTATTGGGATTATTCTGTAACCACTGGCAGATATAGAAACGAGTTTTTAAATGAGGGCATCGCAGAAACACGCAAAAAGATTTCAAGCGGTGAATATCAATTAACAGATTTAAACGCATAAGGGGAAAACAATGAACGCTGAACAGAAATGGATTGAAAAAATGTATCTTGATTATTTTAATAACTTTTTGACGGTGGAGAGGTTTGCAGATTATTACTCTATGAGTATGGAACAAGCTCACGAAATAATTAACAAGGGAAGAGCAATCAACCTCACAAGACCAGTAGTTTTTAATTATCAGGTAAAGAATAAAAAATATAAAGAATGGATTGCATTAAAAGAGGTGACACAATGAGAAAATTAGAAAAAGGTTTTAGACCGAAACAAGCATTTTATATTCATCAACAAGACAAGGAAGCCTTAACACGGGAACAATTATTCATATTCTTAGCGGAGGGTTTTACTGATTGTTCATATGCAAATGATGAGCATGCAAGTTTTTATATACCCGGTGATGATTACGTAAACGGTGAGTATTTTGATCCGATAGCTATTTTTGTAATTCCTGACGAAATAGACGTAGATTTTTATATTCACGATCCAGATACAGGTAACGAATATAAAAGCACAAATATTCATCAAATCATTATGGATTATAAATCAATTTTAACCGATAGGAGGGAACGTTAAAATGACTAACTACAATTGGGATATACCAACCAGAAACGCCAACGCATTAAGATATCTTGCACAAAAACAAGAACAGGCCGAAAAACGCCATATAAGGCTCACACGCAACCGTAAACGGATTACAGGTGTCATTGTATCTCGTCTTGGTTTAATGGCTGTAATGGCTTTTATTTCAATCGGTGCGTTTTTGTTAGTAACTTTATTTAATGTAATTTTAAGGGGGTAAAAATGAGTCAGAACAAAAAACTTTTAAGTTATCTTAAAAATAATGGGTCTATTGATCCAATGCAAAGTCTTAACGAGTTAGGGATTTACAGATTAGCAGCTAGGATTTACGATTTAAGATCAAAAGGAAATATTATTAAGACAATAAAACAAGAAAACGGCTACACAAAATACATTTACACATCATAAAAATGGGGGCTATATGCCCCCTTTCTTTTACCAGGGTACATCGTCATCAAAACCATCATCAGCTATCTTTGGTTTAGTGTAAGACTCTTGACCCCCATCTGTATAAAAAACATTAACATTGCCCAGTATCGGAGTTTGTAATTTCTGTTCTCTCTCTTCTTTTGTTGTTGTTTGGCTTATAAAGCCATTCGCATCGTATTTATTCTTTGCCATAGTATCCACAAAGGTCGTTAAATTTAAATAGGTTCCCTTGTCACCCTTGAACATTCTTTCTTTGTCAATCTTGTTGACGTTGATTTGTATGTTTAATCCTAGTTTCATATTACCCTGCCATTAATTTGTTAAGTTGATTTGATTCTTGTTCACCAAGAATTTTATGTAAAAACTTTAAGTCAAATGTATTAAGGTTTTCTACTTCAACCTTTACATCGTAATAACTGTCTTGATCTGTTAGACCCTCAGATATATCGTCCTTTAGTTTTCTCCATCTGTCGCTGCCGTTACTGCTTAACTGTCTTATTTTGTCTTTCTTTGCAGTTACCTCGCCACGTCTAAACGAATTAAACAATCCTATCTGCTGCTCTTCTGTGCATTGAGACATAAGAGCGTGCATTGTCATACCAACATCGCGATCCAGCGCATCATCTACCATGGCCTTTTGTTCTAACGTGTACGAGGGCTTAACCGAAAACTCGTCAGCTTCATCCTCACTGTACACGTCACCATGTAATCCGACTAACTTTAGAATCACACGATCTTTTGCACGTTTCTCTGCCATGGCAAACGGATAACTATTCTTGCAGTTGTAGGGTGCTGATTCACCTACTGACCACTCAGACTTATCACCTAAATGACCAGTAACCAAGACAGCGACTTCTTTGTTTTTAATACTAACCTCTATGAAATCTGGCTTATCAAACTGTATTCCCTTGAACGCTGCTAACTTCTCAAGTGTTTTATGCTTGATAACTAACGTACCATGACAATCCCACACCGTATCGTTATCAGGTTTGATACCCATCTCTCTAAATACTTTTCCAACATTCTCTGGTATGTTGTTCTTCATTTTATAACCCCAATAATCGTTCGTTAAACTTGTTCAATGGATCAAATTTAGCATTGTCCATTTGCTCTTTTGCATACCTAGCACCATAAGCATGATCGTATTCTTTTGATTGCCCTGGCATATGTGGCTTGCCCAGTTGACAGTCAGCATCACCACGATCATAGTCAGATAGCTTTTCATATGACTTGTACTCCTCGTCTGTTAAACAATCCCAACAAACATAATGGTAGCCATCATCAAAGTCTTCTTTGTCTGTCATTAACCCATATATATCTGATGGCACCCATAAATCACCATCTTTATTTTGATCACATCTATCACAATAAATGATCTCATCATTCGGAAATTGCCATACCATTTTATTAATCCCTTTTTAATTGATTGAAAATATATAGTGACACAATGTGAAAAGTATGTCAA